GGCCACCGGCCGACCTGGCATGCACGAGCTGCATGTCGTACGGACGACGCATCGCTCGTCGACGTGTTCTTCAGCGACGAGCCGGCCGCCGTGGCCCGGGCCCGCTCCATCTGTCGCTCTTGCCCCGTCCAGGCCGAGTGCTTGGCCTACGCCCTGGTCGCCGAGCACAGCGACGGGACATGGGCTGCGACCACGCCGGACGAGCGTGCGGAGCTGGTCGAACGGCTCAAAAACCGGGGTGTCAGTGCTTGGCACAAGGTGGCGATCTAGCGCCATGAGAACCTCGTCGGCGATGGGACTGATGACGACGGCAGAGGTGGCGACGCTGCTCCGAGTGAGCCGGCGCACCGTCGCCCGGTGGAAGGTGGCTGGCCACCTGCGGGCGATCAAGCTGCCCACGGGCGCCGTGCGCTTCGAGACCACGGAGATCGAGCGCCTGCTCCACGAGGACCACGTGGGCGTGAGCAGCGACACGTTGGCCAAGGCCCTGACGTTCCTGGCCGACCAGCACGTCGTTCGGCCCATGTGCGTCGCCTGCGCGACCCGCCCGCAGGAGTCGGACTCGGGGCTCTGCATGCGCTGCGAGGACAAGCACGAGCGGGTCAAGGCCCAGAAGCGGGACTGGTGGGAGAAGAACGGCACGGACGCCCGTGCTCGACGGAAGGAGAAGCAGCGTGTCGCAGCAGGGTAAGCAGATCACGGTGGCGGAGGCCGACCTTGCGGCGGCCTTCACGGAGTGGGACCGACGATTCCGGGAGGAGCCCGAGTGGTTCGAGGCCGAGGCCGTTCGCCTGCTCCGGTCGACCCCAGGTACGTACGGCGAGGCGTGCGCCCCGTACCTCATGGAGATCGTGAGGGAACAGCGTGTCGCAGCGGGGTGAACTGGACCGCTACATCGAGGAGCGGCTACTGGCGGACTTCAACAAGGAGTTTGCGGCTCTCAGGGAACGCTGGATTGGCCTCGAGCGCACCGGCGAGTTCAACGGCCTCATCGGCCTGGTGGCGGATGATGATGAGTGAGCACGTCGCACGGCCACCCATTGCACCAGCGCCAGTGCCCACCATGTTCGGCGTGGGCCAGGTCCCGCTCAACGACGGCTCGACGATGGTGGCGCTGTCGGTGATGACGCCTGTTGGCCAGAGCCTGTTCTTCCTCGACCCCAAGCGCTGCACCGAGTTGGGCAAGGAACTGATGCGCCAGGGCCGAGAGGCGCTGACGGGCATCACGCTCCCGCCCAACGGGCTGATCGTGGCCAGCGATGGTTGACCGTGCCGGCCGCCGCCGTGACTACCGGTTCAAGGGCCAATGGCGTGGAGCCCAGCGCCAACGGGTGCTCGCTCGTGATGGCGCACGCTGTCGCTCGTGCGGGTGGCCAGGCAGCGACGGCAAGGGCAAGGGCCTACAGCAGGCACACGTCGTGGACGCAGGACCAGGCGTGAGCAACGGCGACGACAACGTGGTGCTGCTGTGCCCGCCCTGCCACGCTCGATTCGATGCAGCCAAGCGGAAGGCCACGGCATGACGGCCCCCCACGCGCATCACCAGAGCGCCACCGGGCCGGTGGTCAGAGACTGGCGCACCCCTCCAGATGTGGGGTCATTGCAGCCACCGGCCCACATAAAGGGGGGGCGGGTCGAAAATCGTTCGGCACGTCCCTGCACCCTCGCTGCTAGTCGCACGCGAACGGCCGCGTTTCTGGGGATTCCGGGGGAATCGGGCGCTGGAACGGGAGGGCTCGGGACCCCGTGAAGGGCCGGAAGCCGACACCAACCTCCCTGAAACTCCTCAAGGGGAACCCCGGCAAGCGGGCGATCAACAAGCGCGAGCCCATGCCCACGGCCGGTGGGGTCGGCTGTCCGACGTGGCTGTCGAAGGAAGCCAAGGCTGAGTGGCGCCGGGTGTCGGCCGAGCTCGACAAGCTGGGCCTGCTCACGAAGGTGGATCGGGCGGCGCTGGCCACCTACTGCGAGTCCTGGTCGACGTTCGTGAAGGCGCAGGCCCTGATAGAGCGCTACGGACTCGTCTACATGCGGGAGGAGGAGCGCTTCACCAACGACGACGGCGACACCGTGATCGTCGTGAGGCCGGCCAAGATCCCGGCGGTGGCCATCGCCAAGGACGCAGCGGCCACGATCAGGGCCTTCTGCACCGAGTTCGGCCTCACCCCGTCTTCCCGGAGCCGCATGACGGTGCCCGACGTGGACGACGACGACCTCGACGCCATGAAGCAGCGCCGGCGGGCCGAACGAGAGGCGAAGCGTTGACGTGCCCGGCCTCTACGTCCCGGAGGGGCTCGTTCTCCCGGACGGCCACCGCTACGAGCCCGAGCTGGCCGAGGACGCCGTCGACTTCTTCGAGCTGGCTCTCGTCCACACGAAGTCGAAGTGGGCCCGTCGCCCGTTTATCCCCGCGCCCTGGCAGGCTGACGGCGTCCTGCGGCCGCTGTTCGGCACCGTTCGCTGGGACGACGAGCTCGAGGAGTGGGTGCGGGCGTACACCGTCGCCTGGATCGAGCTCGCGAGGAAGAACGGCAAGAGTGAGCTGCTGGCCGGCTGTGGGCTCTACCTCCTCACGGACGATGAGGAGGAGGGCGAGATCTATGGGTGCGCCAAGGACAAGGACCAGGCCAAGTTCGTCTACCGCGTCGCGAAGCGCATGGTCGAACTGTCGCCCGTGCTGTCGAAGATGGTGCGCAAGAAGCAGCTCGAAGTCATCGACTCGCAGCTCCGCATCGTCCACCACCCGACGGGCAGCTTCTACCAGGTCGTTGCGGCTGATGGTCCTGGCAACCTCGGCGAGGTCATCACCCAGCCGAACCGGGAACTGTGGGACGCGTTCCGCACGGCCGAAGGGACTCGACCGTGGTCGGTGATACTGGCTGCCACCACGGCGGGCAACGACGTGGGATCGATGGCCTACGAGGAGCACCTCCACTCGGAAAAGGTGCTCGCCGATCCGTCGGTCGATCCCGCCCGGTTTGTCTACATGCGCAACATGCCATCCGAGGCCGATTGGCGAGACGAGAAGAACTGGTACCTGTCCAACCCGGCCCTCGGCGACTTCAAGCGGATCCAGTCCATGCGCGATATGGCCAAGGAGGCCGAGTCGAGCCCCGCGAAGCAGAACAAGTTCCGGCAGCTTCAGTGCAATCAGTGGGTGCGCCAGTTCATCCGCTGGATCGACCTCGGTCTGTGGGACGCCAACGCCGGCCTGGTCGACGAGTCCAAGCTGCGGGGGCGCCCGTGCTGGGCCGGGCTCGACCTGGCCTCGACCGCCGACTTCGCCGCTTGGGTGCTGCTGTTCCCGTTCGACGACGGCCACGTCGAGGTCCTCGCCCGCTTCTTCCTGCCCGCCTCGGCGCTGGACCGACGCTCGTCCATGCGAGACCGGCTGGAGGAGTGGCGGGCGTCGGGTGTGCTCACGATCACGGGCGACAAGGTCCTCGACTACGACGGCATCCGTGCTCAGATCGACAAAGACGCCTCCGCCTTCGATGTCACCAAGGTCGGCTACGACCGCTGGAACGCCAACGACGTGGTGGCGTGGATGGAGGGGCGGGGGCTAGAGGCCGAAGGCATCCCGCAGACGCACAGCGCGCTCAACGCCCCGTCGCTCGAGCTGGAGCGACTGCTCGGCAACCTGGCGCTGCGCCACGGCGGCAACCCGATCCTCCGTTGGATGGCCGACAACGTGCAGGCGTCGACCGACTCCAGCGGGCGGATCAAGCCCGACAAGAAGAAGTCCAGCGAGAAGATCGACGGCATCGTAGCGCTGGTCATGGCGATCTGGTGCTCCATGCAGGAAGCCGAAGGGGAGTTCTTCGCCATGGTCGTTGATGGAGCTTCGTGATGCTCACCGACATCGTCTCCGCCGCTGTACTACTCCCCCTTCTGGTGCTCCTCGGCGGCTGCGCGGTCGGCCTTGTTCGGTCGATCCACCAGTTCGCACCGGAGGACGAGGCCGACTGGCTCGCTAAGGCCATCATGCGCCGGATGCTGGTCCACACGACGGACGACAAGACCATCGAGGGCAACCTGTTCGCCGTCGCCCCCGATGGGGTCGTGCTCGTCGCTGCTCAGTACCGTGAGGGCGAGAAGCCGATGACGCTCGCAGGCCACGTCTTCATCCCGAGAGCCAAGGTGGCTTTCACCCAGGTGATTCAAGGAGGACCTGTATGACCATGAGCGCCCGACAACTGCGCGACCTCTTGGGCACGCTGCCAGACGACGCACTTGATCGACCCGTGATTCTCGAAGGCTGCGACTGCGAGGCGCCAACGATTGGCCTCTCGCTCGACGAAGAAATCGCTGTTGTCGTGGTCCGGCGCGAAGGTGGGTCGTACGAGTACTCCAGGCTGGACCTGCTGTCGCCGGACCAGGGTCGCCAGAGCGCCAGCGTCGAGGGCGGCCCCAAGCAGGGGGAAGATCCGGCCTAGCTCGTCGGTACCGTCCGGTCCGTGCAACTGCTGACTGCCGCTGGCGACCGGGTCGACGTCTCTGAGCGAGGCTGGCCTCTCGCCGGCCTGGTGTCGCCCACCTCGTACAGCTCGGCCTGGGCGGGCGTCACGTACCTACCGGGCATCCCGGGCTCGGCCGACCTCCTCGACACGTACTACGGCGTCTACAGGTCCAACCCCTGGGTGTACGCCGCCGTGAACCTCATCGCCCGGGGCGTGTCCCGGTTGCCGCTGAAGACGTACAAGCTCCTGGCCGAGGGCAACCGGGAGCGGGTCCGCGGCGACCTGCCCGGATCGACGGGGCGGCCGAGCGGCGGGCAGCGCCTCGACAACCTCATGCACGTGCCAGCGCCGCGCACGTCCCGCCGCCGCCACGTCATGAAGACCATGGTCGACAAGACCGTCTACGGCAACGCCTTGTGGAGCATCGACCGGGACAACACGCTCGAACCACAGGCGCTGTGGCACGTGCCATGGC